CGCGCCGCGAGAGATATTCGTCGTGACGGTGGCTGTTGCCGCGCCGAAAGCTGCCGCTCGAGCACCGCGCAAACCCAAGGTCTACCAGCCATTCACGCTGCCTCATTTCCGGCGCTGGGCGGCCGATCTCATCCTCGATACCGGTGAGTCGTGGCACCCGGAGGACTTCCAGGAGTGGTTCGTCGAGGACCTGTTCGCAGGACTCTCGACCGGGGGATCACCGACGTTCGCCGAGGCATGGTCGCTGATCCCGGAGGGCAACACGAAGACGACGACGCTGGCCGGCGTCGCGCTCTACCACACCGAGCACCGGGCGTTCGCCGCTGTCCCGGTCGCCGCCGCGTCCCGCGAGCAGGCCGAGATCCTGTACCGCCAGGCCGAGGGGTTCGTCCTCCGGTCGGAGGCGCTCTACGCGCCGGTGCATTCGGCGATCCAGGCGGCCAAGGGCAAGCGCAAGACGACGGTCCCGCGGTTCACCTGCCTCGAGGGCTACCGGCGCATCAACCACCACGCCGGCGGGCGCATCCAGGTGTTCGCCGCGGATGACCGGACGGGCGACGGGATCATCCCGACCCTCGGCATCATCGACGAGCCGCATCGGCTGCGCGACCTGTCGCTGTACCGGACGTGGGCCGGCAAGATTGCCAAGCGCGGCGGGCAGATCGCCGCAATCTCGACGTCCGGCGAGCCCGATTCTGACTTCGAGAACACGCTCGCCCGGATCCGCGAACAGGCGACCGACATCCGCCGGTCAGGGTCGTTCACCCGCTATGCGACGGAGCGGCTCGTGCTCCACCAGTGGGCCGTGCCACAGGGCGCCGACGTCGACGACATGACCGTCGTGAAGGCGGCCAACCCCTTCTCGGGCATCACGCTGGCGACGCTGGCCGCGAAGCACGCCAGCCCGACGATGACCCGCCATCACTGGCTGCGCTTCGTGTGCAACCGGCCGACGCGCGACCTGGACGTGTGGCTGGGGCCGAACGGCGATCGCGTGTGGGCCGACCTCGAGCGTCGGATCAGCCCGGTTCGCGCAGCGCCGACGTGGGTCGGCGTCGACGTCGGACTCAAGCGCGACTCGACGGCGGTGTGCATCGTCCAGGAGCTGCCCGACGGGCATCTCGGCGCGTGGGTTCGGCTGTGGATCCCGACGTACGAGGAGCCCGTTGACGTGACCGACGTCATGGACTACCTGCGCGAGCTCGATCGGACGTACCGGCTCGGCGGCGTGAGCTACGACGCGCGCTTCTTTGACGTGCCGGCCAAGATGCTCGAGGACGACCGCCTGCCGATGGCCGAAGTGCCCCAGACCGTCGAGCGCATGACCCCGATCATCGCCGATCTGTACGACCGGATCGGGCGTGGCGAGCTCCACCACGACGGGGACCCGAAGTTCGCTGCGCAGGTGCTCTCAGCCGTGCAGCGCCAGAACGAGCGCGGCTTCACCCTCGCCAAGTCGAAGTCCCGTGGCCGGATCGACGCGTGCATCGCGCTCGCGCTGGCCGTCGATCGCTGGCAGAACCGGTCTCGGCCGAAGCCGAAGCTCTTCGTCGGCTCCGCATGAAGCGCGTCACGCCCGCCGAGAAGCGCGCCCTCGATGCGATGGCCCGCTACGGCTCGGTCAAAGCGGCCGCGTTCGCGCTCGGCAAGTCGCCGCACACCGTGACCCGCCAGCTCGACAGCGCCCGGCGGCGGCTCGGGGCCGAGTCGTCGATGCAGGCGTATGCCATGAGCCGCGAGCCGATATAGCAGAAAAACGGGAATATCGCGGCACCTAGCGCCGAAATGACAATCGCGCGCGATGGGCAAGAAGGCCAAACGTCGCGAAGCCAGGAACGCCGAGCGGTTCAGCGAGCTCCCGAGCATCGCGACCGCTCAGTCGTTCGCGTCGTGGCTCGGCATCACGGACGCGATGGGCCTGAAGTCCGTCTCGCCATACACGATCCTCGGCCTCTCGGCGGTCATCCGCTCGGTGTCGGTCATCTCCACCACGATTGCCGACCTCCCGCTGCGCACCTACGAGCGCCAGGGTGATGACCGCGTCGTCACTCCCTCGGTGTTCGATGACCCGTTCCCCGGCGTCGACGGCCAGACGCCGTTCGAGTGGAAGGAAACGCTGCTCATCCACCTGCTGCTGTGGCGCGAGGCGTTCCTGTGGCACGACGACCTGGACGAGGCCGGCCGGCCGTCGATCTACCGGCCGATCGTCCCGGACGCGTTCACCGATCGAAAGCGCGTCAACGGTCGCCGCGTGTTCACGTTCCTCGATGCCGACACCGGCGAGTCGAAGGAAGTCGACTCGACGCAGGTGACGTATCTCCCCGGTCCGTCGATCGACGGGGTGAAGGGCCACCCGTGGCTGTACGCCGCGCGCCACATCTTCTCGGCCGCCCTGTCGGGCGACGAGAGCGCGGCCAAGACGCTCAGCCGCGGCATCCGCCTGGCCGGGCTCGTCACACCCGGCGAGGGCGAGGACATCGACCCGACCGAGGGCGAGGAGATCCTCAAGAACCTCCGCCCGGCCATCCTCGGCGAGGACAGGGCGGGCGACATCGCATTCGTCAATCGCCGCCTCAAGCTCGACCCCTGGACGCCGACCAACGTCGAGAACCAGTGGCACGAGACGCGGATGCAGATCAACGGCGAGATGGGCCGCCTGTTCGGGATGCCGCCGCACCTGCTCAACGACACGGAGAAGCAGACCAGCTGGGGCACGGGAGTCGCCGAACAGAACCTCGGCCTCGCCCGCTACACCCTGCGCGGCTGGTCGACGCGTCTCCAGGAGCGCCTGTCCATCCGGCTGCCCGAAGGCCCCGTCCAGCAGTTCTGCGAGTTCGACTACAAGGGCCTGCTGCAGGGCACGCCGCAGCAGGAGATCGAGCTGCTGCTGGCGCAGTACGAGGCGGGCGTCATCACCCTCGACGAGGTTCGCAAGGTGATGAACCTGCCCGGCCTGAGCACTACCCAGAAGGCCGAGATCGCCGCGCGCGTCGTCCCGATCCGGCCCGTTCCGCAGGAGTCAGCCGCATGACCGAGCACATCGCATTCCGGGCCACCGTCACCGCCGAGGGCCGCAACATCCGGGGCGCGGTGCAGCTCGCGGGCCAGCGCAACAAGCGCAACGGCGAGTGGGTCGAGGTTGATCCTGCCGCGATCGTGAAGGCCGATGCCTCCAGGGTGATCGGCGCCTTCGAGCACGACCCGGACAAGCTCCTCGCGACGCTCGACAACGGGACCCTGAGCCTGAACCGGACGGACCAGGGCATCGAGTACGAGATGCGCGACCTGCCGAACACCACGGCGGCCAACGACGCCCTCGAGCTCGTGCGCGGCGGCTACGTCACGGGCTCATCGTTCCGGATCGAGAACTTCCGCTCCCGGTTCAGCGTGGACCCGCAGACCGGCGAGCGGGTCCGAACCATCTTCCACATCGGGCGGCTGGTCGATGTCAGTCCCGTCCGCGATCCCTTCTTCGAAGCATCCATGGCAGCAGCGTTCAGCAAGGAGAACGACGACATGACCACGCCCGCCACCGAAGCCGGGGAGCAGACGCCTCCGGTCGTTCCGCCCGCCGCGCCGGACGCGGCCACGTTCAGCGCCCAGCCAATCGAGCAGCCCAAGTCCGGCAAGGACGAGTGGGCCGCCTTCGCGCGTGACCTCAGCACCGAGCAGATCGAAGGCACGATGGACCAGGTCTTCGCCGCGGCGAAAGGTGATCTCCGTGGCGAGCTGCTCGACCGCTACGAGGGCTTCGCCGCCGAGCTCCAGCGGCGCAAGCGTGCCGACGCCGAGACGAAGGCCCGTGCCGAGCGCATGGAGCAACTGCACAACCTCCGGCTGGGCCGCGTGCCGAAGGCCCCGGAGGCCGGCCTGTACGCCTCGGACGACTACCGCGAAGCGTTCGGTAGCTACATTCGCGGCAACGCCACGATCATGGAGCAGTTCGCGCAGTCGATTGCCGGCGACGGCACGCAGGGCGGCTACACCGTCCCCGAGGACTTCCGCTCCAAGATCGTCGAAACCCAGGCTGCGTTCGGCGGCATCCAGCAGCATGCGGACATCCTCGAGACGAGCGACGGCCGCCCGCTGCCGTACCCGACGAATAACGACACGGCGAACTCCGCCGTGGTCGCCTCGGAAGGCTCGGCCCCGGGTTCGGCCGGTGCGGACCTCGTCTTCGGCGAGATCCAGCTCGGAGCGTTCAGCATCGCGGCGACCGGCACGGGCAATGCCCCGCTGAAGGTGTCGTGGGAACTGCTCCAGGACTCGGCCTTCGACATCGAGGGCTTCGTGGCCAAGAAGCTCGGTGAGCGCCTCGGCCGCAAGGCCGCGGCGTACTACGCCAACGGCGTCGGCACGACGGAGCCCTTCG